GTCTTCTTGATATGTATTTGTCCTATTGAAAATCTTTGAGCTAATATCTCCTGTATCCTGTCTCTTTTACTCATCCTGTTTCCTGGCTTTTCAGCTTTATACCCGATAGAGAAGTCATTTCTTCTTCTCATCTCAGAGTTCAATGCCTGGAATATAGGTTTACTCATTGTTGTATCTTCAACTGTAAAAAGACTTGGATGATAGCTTTTTGCATACTGGAACATATAATCCACTATTCCCAGTTTATGTTCTCCTGGTATTCCCAATACTGGTATAGACTGTTTTCTTATATAATCAATAACATAAATATTATTATCTGGAGTTACCGCTACAGCAATAATAACAGAAAAGTCTGAGTCCCTTCTTGCTGAATCTGTTGCTGGATCCACACCAACAAACACGTTACATGGCTGAAATCCCTGGTTATTTGCATCTATGAATGAAAGTCCAGTATCTTCATCTACATGGAACTTACCATCCCAATACTTGATATGATCTCTTGTAAATATTGCATCTTCAGCACTTTGAACTTCCATCATATATTCCTGATAAAACTTCTGGGGAGTGCCTGAGTCCTGATAGAACTTCTTCTTTCTCTCCATCTCTTTCTCACCAAACCAGTCAGCCCATAGAGGAGTACCGTCATCCTGTATAGCCTTATATGTTATAACATCCCAGCTGAATTTCTCCTTTCTTTTGACCGATTGCTGATATCCAACAAGGATCTTCTGTATAAAAGAGTCATAATGAACTGGAGTGCCATTTATTCTTAATCTTCCTGTCTTTGGTTCAAGAGCAGGGAAGACAACTGCTGTGACAAGGTTTGAAATCTTTGAGCGACTTTCAGGTGTAATAGTATTGTTCTCGTCTTCAAAGTCATCCAATACAATAAGATCGTATCTTTTATGAAGTTTTGCCCCACCCCTTATGCCCGAAAGATTAGACTTAGAGATGAGCTTACACCCGTTTGTAAGTTCTATATCATCTTCAGTCCACTTTCTCCCTTTTAAGTCCCCAAAGTAATACCTTACTTTATCATTGAACTCAATATGATATTTTACATAATCAAGGTTAGGAACAGAAATCTTTGAACTTGCTGCTACCCAACCGTAAAACAAAGGCTCTTGTGCAAAAAGGAAGTCATGAATAATACTGCATTTGGTAAGAACTGTTTTCCCATGTCCTCTGGGAAGTATGACTGCTAATTGTCTGATACTCATGTTATCTACTGCATCTGCTACCTCATAATGAAAAAATGGGGTTTCGCTTCTTCTAAAGTCTTCTGGAAGAAATAACTTCCCGAATGCTATCAAATCCTCATATGCAAGCTTTAACTCCTCTTCAGCTTTACTTATGTTCTGTGTATTGATATTCATTCTATATCGCCATATTTCTTCTTTAAGAACTTAGTAAACTTCTTCTCGCTTCTTTTAAACTCAACATAATCCCTTAAACTGACGCTTACTACCTGTAATCCCGAAAAAACGTCATTTAAACGTTTGTTTATCATCTTTATTTCACGAATAATGTCATGTTTGGACACAACATCCCTTTTTTTCATGTTGAAATATGCGAAATATAAAACTTATTAACAAAAAAAATGTGTTGACTCCACTATTGTTGTTTTTGTGATTCTTGCATAGCTTCCAATTCAGACTTCATGATATAGTCCTCACCATGCTTATCCTTTGCCTCCTGGAGTCTTCTTTCCTTTGTCCAGTAGTACTTATCGTAAAAACCATTTATAGCCTCAATGGTCTCTCCTCCATACCAACCATCCACCTTCAATTCTGGATAATAATATTTTAGAAGCTTCTGAACTTTTCTTACATTTTTATTGGTCATACCTCCCTTTTCCTGTGTAGCCTGGTATGCTTCATGTACTTTGTTAATATACTTTTCTGTTAATGGCATCTTATTCTCCTTCTTTAAGTAAATCCATGATCTTGTCTTCTACTTTCATATTAACCTTTTCTTTACTCTTAAGCTGTTTAAACCACTCATGTATAAGGACATCTGCTTTATCCAAATCCTCTTCAGTGTCATATATTCCAAAATGCTTTCCTTCCTTTATTAAATCATGAATTTTATCGCTTGTAAGAGATACACCTCTCATCATCCCTGGCATTAATATATACTTATCATCAACTTCATAATATCCAGTTATTATATTTGAAACATCACCTTCTTCAGCTAATCCTTTGTCAATCATCCATTGAGGAGAAGATACTTCTGGAAATATATCAAAATTCAAATCTAGAGTTCCCCTGTAATCAAATCCATACTTATCTCTATCAAAAAATCTATCTTCTGTCTGATTAGCCATCTTTTATATTCATTCACCAATATATCTTGATAAAATTCTAAATGGAGTTCCGAACTCTACCATACTTTGTTCGCTCGAAATGTTCACTCTTTGGTTATTATAATATACTTCTGAAGCATAAGTATGCTCAGGAAACAAATCGTTTATAATTTTAGCACCTTTGTCGGAAACGGTCCTCGTGTTATATTCTCCATATATTTGACCCCCCTTACCTTTCTCCCCCTCTACAAAATCAAAAGTCTCACCTGCTATTTGGTACTCAAATTTACCTCTACCAACAGGCCTTCTTCGTATTGTAGTTTCTCCTAATTCTCTGCTCGCGCTTGGAATAGAGACATCATTTTCAATGTCCCATGAACGGCTAGCAAGGCGAGTACTTTGGACATTGCTCACATATTCCCATCCCTTTTCCGATGGGAAGTCACGATTGGTGCTTGGAGTCCATCCTCCAACTGTATGTGCTTGATTCTTTGCAATACTTATTAATTTCTTCCAATCTTTTTCTGACATATCAAGATGATAATCTTCTCCACTTCCACCTACATATCGAGCCATTAACTTAGCCCCAAGCCAGTTCTCACCAAAAAGATTTTCAAGCATCCAGTCTGGTGCATACTCACCTAATTGTGAAACAACTTTTTTCCTTTGTTCTAAAGGAAGTTTGCTAATCTGTTCAATAGTAAGATCAGTTATATTTTCGCCAATTTTAGAAAAATCAATGCCTATTGCATCATCGACAGCAGCCATTAAATTAAAAACTTTCCCGTCTGTGTTTCCGTTAGCCATCTTCTATCTCTTTAGGTCTCTCTACCTCTTCCAGCTGCTTATCACTGAATCCCTGGAACTGTATACCAGTCATCTGTGTAAGCCTGACAGTAGACTTGTCCTCAAGGTCCAGTATATCTGAAAGCTTGAATAAAGCCTTTAGTTTGGTCTCATCCTTCTCAGATAAATCAGCAACTGTCTTTATCCCTTCAAGAACAGTCTCCTGTGTAATTCCAAGCTTCTCCAGTACTGGCTCTAATTCCTTCTTCATAGCTTTCCTTATTCTTGTGCATTTGATAAGTTCAGAACTCTTAAAGTTGGCATAATGAGGATCATTAGTAGGGAATGACTTCATATAAGCTTCTACTGGACTCATACCAGATGCCACGTATCCTACAAAAAGTGTCTCATACTTGTTCAAATTCTCTCTGGTGGCTGTCTTTGGATTCATTCCACTTATAGTATATATGTTCTCCCTTCTTGAAGAATCTATCTTATCCGAAGCTAAGTAAGTACCAGTACAAGTGCCTATGTACTTGACAATTCGATTCTTACCCTTGGCCTTCTTTAACTCACCAGTCCTTAAAACTTCCATGTAGCATCCGTCATGAGCTTCTATCCATTCACCTACCCTGGCACTACCAATATCACTTGTAACAGATCTTAACACTTCATTCGGCAATTCAGTGAACTCCTCATATACAGTATGTAATAAACCGTTAACCTTGTAGTGTCTCATAGTAAGCGTAAGCGGCTTGTCAATTTGGTGATTTTTCCATAAAACTTCCCCTGAGAAGGATAAACCAACTTTTAGATTTCATTCCTTGCCTTTCTTCAGAGCCAGTACCATTTATAGACTTAACTAAACTCTGCCCATACTCTGCTTTATAGCAAGGGTAGTTTCGGCAATATCGGAGAAAATTCAAGGAAATTATATGCCTGTCTATTCAGGAATCCCTCTGTAATCCGACTTCTGACCCCTAAGGTAGAACTAATGCTAGGGTACCTTCTGGGTGATCCTTTTGCTGTAATCAACATCTGATTGCC